ATTCAAGCATTAGAAAATCAAATTACAAGAGTAGAAAGAATATTATTAGTATCTATGGGAGCAGTCATCACAGGTATGGGTGGTGTTATTTTAGTGCTCTTGCAAAAACTATAATTATACTTATATTAACCTTAGGTCGCTTTTAGGAGGGCCTATTTACTATTAACAGTCTAACGAGGAGGTTAAAATGTATAGTGATAGATTAAGAGATTTCCTAAATTATAGTGTTGGTTTTGATAGTGTGTTCCGAAGTCTGGAATACTTTAATCAAAATACAGCGCCATATCCACATTTTGATGTAATAAAAGTTGATGATAAAAATTACGTTTTAGAAATGGCTTTAGCTGGATACAGCAAAGACAGTATTAGTGTTACTGTGGATAGCAATATACTTACGGTAGAAGGTGGATCAAAAGAAGATTCTCCTAAAAACTATGTAAGAAAAGGTATTGCTAAAAGACATTTTATAAAAAAAATGCAAGTATCAGATCATCTTCAATGTGAAAAAGCAAAATTTGAAAATGGTATGTTAAGTATTTCTCTAAAAAACATAAGAGAGAAAAAAATAAAAAAGCTTAAGGTTGATTAAATCCAGGCTTTAAGTTCCTCGCCCATAATTTCTGTGGCGATGTTCACTTTCTTGCGGAGGGCTAATACGATTTTATCGTCTATTGTGTCTTCCGCAATAATGTCAATATAAGTCATAGGTTTTTCTTGACCTATTCTATCTATCCTCGCTTCGGACTGTTGTCTCTTTTCAAGATCATAACCATTAGAATAATAAATCATTGTCGATGCACCTGTAAGCGTAATACCATAACCACCTGTCTGTGGTGTACCAATTAAAAATCTAACAGGACTTTCAGGGTCTTGAATATCTTTAATAGCTTTTTGTCTATCATCTGTAGACGTGTCACCAAAATAAGTAGCAGTAGAACCAGGATATTTTTTTTCAATGGTTTTAACTATAATATCTATGTCGTGTCTGTAATGTGCCCATATCACAGCTTTGCCTTCCATCTCTTCAAGAATATTCATAAGTTCAGTGATACGATTATTTTTTAGATTTTGTATATCTCCATCATCAGATGTAAAATGACCACAAGTAATTTGATGTAATCTCATTAATTGAACAATAACAGTGTTAGTAGATACCATCTTACCATTTAAAAACGCTAAAGCTTCTTGCTTCATTTGTTTATAAACTTTATTTTGATCAGGTGTAAGTTCTATTGTACGTCTTGTAAATGTTTTCTTAGGTAAATCTAAACAATCATCTTTCAAACATCTATAAGAAAAAGGTTTTAGTCTTTCTGATAATTCACCAAGATTAATATAGCCTACTACAATTTCTACAGATCTACCTGATACATTAATTTTTCTCATCACAGCATATCTAGCTCTAAAAGTATAAAAAGAACCATGTCCTAATAATTCAGGGTCTAGAAAAAAACATTGTGAAAATAAATCTAATGGTGATTTAGTTACAGGAGAACCTGTAAGTATTCTTCTGTATTTTGTAAGAGGTCTTAAAGAGTTAATATTTTTAGTTCTCTTAGCCGTATGTGTTTTAATCGAAGTAGATTCATCTATAGCTATCATAGTCTTATGACAGGATAAAAATTTCTTAGCAAAAGCTGTTCCTTTATCACTAGAAAAAGCTTCCACATTCATAATTAAAACATGAAAATCTGTACCTGTACTAAACAATGAAGCTAATTCTTTTTTATATTTAGCTGATGTTTCTGATGTTCTCCAAAGAACAACCTTTTTTTCTATATGGTCAGCCATATGTGTAGGTATTTCAGAGTCTGCCCAGTTTTTATACACACCTTTAGGAGCAATAATTAAAGCTCCATTGATTTTACCTTTGTCATAAAGCATAGAAATATTATCAATAAGGACTTTAGATTTACCTGTACCCATCTCCATAAAATAGGCAAAATTTTCTTTATCCCAAGACATTTTTAATGCTTTGAGTTGATGCTCAAATGGCTTCGTTTTAAATTTGTAAAACATATTTGCTTTTCTTTCTGAAAAGACGTATATAGTAATTAGAATTTAATGTCAAGAAAGTAAAACTATGAATGATTATGCACAACTAAAGTCAGCAGGTACTAGACCTAAAGTATATTTAATACAAGAAATACCAGGAACATCAAAAGGAATGCCTAAGTACAATGTACTTGGTGCACAACAATATGGCGAAATTGTGTCATTGCTTCCAGAGTTTTCACAAATTGTTTTTTCACCCGGACCACTAATAATGAAACTTAGAATGCTTCTAAAAAACTACACACCAAATGATTATTTATTATTAACAGGAGATCCTGCCATAATTGGTGTAGCGTGTTCAATAGTTTCTGATATTACAGGCGGTAAATATAAATTTCTAAAATGGGATAGACAAGAAAAAACTTATTACACAATAGAAATTAATCTCCATCAAAAATAAACTTGACTTTAGAAAAATAATCATTATATTACTTTGCATGAAAGCGAGGAAATATGACAATTAATTTAAGAGAAGATGCGCCTGATCAATCAGACGTAATAGATCCTAAAAAGTTATCGGAAGAATTAGAGAAATTAAAAACTGTAAAAGCTTCAATCGAACTTAAAGAAAAACAAATTAAAGAATTAAAAGAACAAGAAAAGAATTTTAGTAATATCGTCATTCCGAAAATGATGATGGATATGAACTTAAAAACTTTAAAACTAGCAGATGGATCTGAAGTATCCATCAAAGATATTTTTAGTGCCACTATAAAAGCAGACAAAAAAGCTGAGGCACATCAATGGCTTCGAAACAATGGCTTAGGTGATATTGTTAAAAACAATATTATCGTTACCTTTGGCCAGGGCGAAGACAACAAGGCAATGGCGTATGCTACCCTTGCAAAAGAGCAGGGCTATGAACCGACTCAAAAAGAGGCTGTTCACCCTGCTACTCTAAAAGTAGTATTGGAAGATTGGAAAAAATCTGGTAAAGAAGTTCCATCCGAACTATTTTGGACGTTTGAAGGAAATCAAACGAAGTTAAAAGGTAAACTAATAGACTAATAAACTAACAAAGGAGTAGACGTGAAAACAGAAAAAAGTCTAGAAAAGAAGAATAGTGCAGGTGCACTATCTACAATTAATCTTAGAGGTGATTCCGGTAAAGGAGCCGAAGAGATTAAATCAGATGACGTATCAACACCGATTCTGAAAATCCTACATCAGTTATCCCCTGAATGTAATTCAAGAGATGCTAAATATGTCGAAGGTGCAAAACCTGGAATGATATATGCAGCAAGTCTTGGTCAGTTAATTGATGGAGAAAAAGATGGTATCAATGTCTTAATTGCTCACGCACAGACAAGATATCCTGAATGGCAAGAGAGAGGCGATAGTGCTTCTGCTCCTGTTGGAACTCATTTAGAGATACCAGCAGATGCTGTTGAAGAAAGAAATGGTAGATACAGGTTACCCAACGGAAATTATGTAGAAAAAACTGCATACTTTTATGTGTTGGCTCTTGTCAATGACGAGATGAGACCTTGTGTTATGCCTATGAGATCTTCAAACTTATCTCCAGCAAGAGAACTTAACAATCTGATTAAGAATCTTAGATTTAAAGATGATCAAGGTCCTTATCAACCAGCTTCATATGCTGCAGTTTATAATTTAAAAACTGTAGGCAGAACAGCTGGAAGTAAAAGTTGGCATGTTTACAAACCATCTATAGCAAGAAATTTAGATGTAAGTAAAAAAGAAGATGCTGATGTATACTTGATTGCTCAAGAGTTACAGAAATCTGTAGCTAAGGGATCAGCTAAACCAAAATACGAAAAGAACAATCAGTCTACACAGGATATTGTGTAATCGATTGGGGCGGCTTCGGTCGCCCCTTTTCATATTATGGAAGAGTTCATTACATACTTTACAGGGTTAAAACGTAACTATGGTTTCTGCAACATAGATAATGGTTACAAAGATCCAGAGTCCGGTAAGATTAAATTCAAGCCTGGTGACTATGGTTGGTCTTCTTCTCCTGTACTAAAACAAGATTATCAAGATCATTTAGAAGGTAAAAAATCTATTGGTATTCAGCCTTGTGATGATGATGGTATGGCATCATTTGGAGCCATAGACATAGATCCTGATTATAAAAATTTCAATGCATCTAAATATCTAAAAATTATAGAAGAAAATGATTTACCTGTTGTACCCATCAAATCTAAAAGTGGTGGACTTCATGTTTATGTATTTACAAAAACAAAGATACAAGCAAGTGAGATTAGAGAATTTTTAGAAACCTTATTATTTTCTTTTGGTCTGCCAGCAAACACAGAAATATTTCCTAAACAAACTAAACTAGGAGAGAATGCAGACGGTAAACCCATCAATGGTAATTTTATTAACTTACCTTACTTTAATAAAAAAGAACGTATTGCTTTAATGCCAAACGGAGAAGAAATAAAATATGAAGACTTCATAAATATTATTGGTTTGAATTTACAAACAAAAGAGCAATTAAAAAAAATTGCAGGTGATTTAGTAAAGAAGGAACTTACAGGTGGGCCTACAGAATTTTTAGATGGACCCCCTTGCTTACAAGCTATCACAAAAGAATTAGGTGAGGGTGAAAAATTACCTGATGAAAGAGATAGGTTTTTATTTAATTATATGGTCTTTGCTAAAAAGAAATACAAAGATAACTGGGAAAAGAAAGTATTAGAAGCGGGTAGAAATTATATTCTTTATGATGACGACTGGGGAGATGCTAAAGTATTAGCAAAGATAAAAGGATGGTTGAAAGATACAGCGGGTCATACTTGTAATCTAGATCCTATTGCAAAAAAATGCTCTAAGATAGAATGTATCAAAAGACCTTTTGGTGTGGCTTCACAACTTAGTGAATCATGGCCTATGTTATCTGGACTTACCAAAATAGATTACAAACCCGAACCTGAATTTTACATCAATGTATCAAGACCTAATGGTAAGGTGGCTACAATACATGCGAAGAATGTAAAACAAATTATAGAACAAAGAGAATTAAAAGCTTTGATAGCTGCTCAAATAGAAGTGGTACCCCCACCTATAAAATCAAAAGACTTTAACGGGATGCTAAAAGATTTGTGGTCTAATATGGATGTACTGAAACCGGCATCAGGAACCACGCCTAGAGAAATATTATTTGAACTTACAAAAGAATATTTAAATGGTGTACAAGCTACAAGTCACAACTCATTTATGACAGGCGCAGTTTTAGAAGAAGAGGGATATGTTTATTTTAAATTTCAACCATACTTTGATGACTTAAAAAGAAATGAATGGAAGAAAGATGAACAAAGAACATCTCATATGTTGGAAACATATTTTCAAGCAGAGTTTAGTCAACTGAAACGTTATCCTGGTAAGGATAAGAACGGTAAATATTTTCCTGCAATAAGATGTGCAAAACTTCCTTTAGATATATTTAAAAAAGAAAAAGCACCTGAAGAAATTTTAACGTTTGAAGATAAGGAGGACATTGTTTGATATTTAAATTCTATGGTCCACCAGGTACTGGTAAGACGTATCGACTTATTAATAGAGCGAAAGCCTATGTTAGAAAAGGTGTATCAACACACAAGATAGGTTATTTTGCATTTACAAGAAAAGCTGCAAAAGAAGCTAGAGAAAGAATGCCTTTTGATGAAAAACAATTACCCTATTTTCAAACACTACACGCATTTTCATACCATACTCTTAGATTAAGTGAGGAAAACATAATGCAACCTTATCATTATGAAGAGCTAGGAAAACTCTTAAATATAAAGGTCAACTATGTTGACAAATTTAACAAAGAAGAAACACATTATTTAACTAATGATAACCCTTATTTTCAAATGATAGGTAGAGCAATCAATAGAGATATAACTATAAGAGAAGAATTTGATAGAAATGAACATGATAAGAAATACATTAAATGGGAAACTTTAAAACATATCCATGATAATTTTTTAGAGTATAAAAGAACTGCAAAGCTACAGGATTTCAATGATATTATTAATAATGTATTAGATAAAGTTCCAAAATTTGATGTAGTCTTTATAGATGAAGCACAGGATCTTTCACCTTTACAATGGAAATTATACGACAAGCTAAAAGAAAATAGTAAAGATATATATTTGGCAGGGGATGATGACCAGGCTATTTTTACCTGGGCTGGTGCAGATGTAGAAAGATTTATAAATGAACCTGCAAAAGAAAAAGTATTACGTTATTCAAAAAGAATATCAAAAGCGGTGCAAGATCAGTCTAGTGTAGTTGTAAATCGAATACTAGGTCAAAGAAAAATAAAAGATTATTTTCCAAAAACAAATGAAGGACAATCATTTCATATATCAGATCTAGGTCAGATAGATTTATCTAAAGGTAAGTGGTTAATATTATCTAGAACTAAAAGTAATATGCTTAAAATAATGGAACAATTAAAAAAGAAAAATTTATATTATGATAGTAATAAAGGAAAAGGTCATAAAGTTAGAGTTTACTCCGCTAAAAAATTCTATGACTTATGGAAAAGTGGTAAAACATTAGAAGAAAAAAATATTAAAGATGTGAAAGAATTTACAGGAAACGTTTCTTGGGACAGAACGATATCTTGGTATGATGCTTTTGTCAACGTAGATGTAAATGAAAAAAATTATATAAGACAGATGTTAGAAAGAGGAGAAAGACTAGATGAAAAAGCAAGAATATGGGTATCAACAATTCATGCTATAAAAGGTGGCGAACAGGATAACGTAATCTTGTCTTTAGAACAAGGTGATAAAATACAGAAAGCAATAAAGAAAAGTATTGACAAGCAAGATGAAGAGCATCGTGTTTGGTATGTTGGTACGACAAGAGCCAAACATAATTTATATAAACTAAAAGCAAAAATAAAAAGGAAAGGTTATCAATTATGACAGACAGTAGTATATTTAAAGATATAGCACCACAAGATAAACANATAGGTGGAAANCATTATAAATCTTTTCACATTCAGCCGTANGANTTTATTTCAAAAAATAATCTCTCGTTCTTCCAGGGAAACGTTGTGAAATATGTTTGTAGATATCTTACAAAAAATGGTGTAGAAGATTTAGAAAAGATAAT